GTCTGTATCAATCCAGCATCTAGGCAGGGTCATTGTGGTTGCGTGTATGCCATCCTCTAGTGGAATTTTTGGAACTACCTTGAACCTAATTCCTAATTGGTAGGCGACTTCTCTCCTGGTTTTGCCATTGCCAAAATCGGTAACTTCAATATCGTGTGGTGCAAAGTGATCTTTGTAAACATAATCTTTATCTTTAACAAGCTGCACATAGTAAGGTAAACCTTGACCTCTTTCTTCATGGTAATCTATTATACTTATTGATCTTCCAAGCTGCTGATAAAATATTATACTACTGTGGTCGGAGACACCGAGATCCCATGCAGTAGATACAGGTAAGGCAGGATCGTAGGGAACTCTAGATAATTGTTTATCATCATCCATTTTAGATATAATATCTCCATATACTGCACCTTCTATGTTTGCTATCCAATCACACTCAAACTCTTGTAGGTACTTCTTCTCTCCCATAACTTCTTTTGCTTTTTGCAATTCATCTTGATCTACAATCTTAGTATCTGACGCTTTTGCTTTGTAGTTAAACCAATCTTCCGCACCTTGTGCGTGTTGGTACAGCTCATAGAAGTTGTTGTTCATTCCCATTGGAGTTCCAATAAATACACAATAACCTTTACGATCTGATAATGCTGGTCTAATTATTTCTGGGAATAGCTTACTGTTGACGTTTGCATATTCATCAATCACACATCCGTCAAGGTAAATCCCTCTTAATCCATCTGGCGATTCTGAGCCTAGCAAAGTGATACGAGAACCATTTGGCAAATCTACTCTAAGCTCTGTTTCGTTAAATTTGGTGTGGGGTATTTTGGCGGTGAACTGTTTCATATAATCCCATGCAATACTTTTGGCTTGTTTAAAGGTAGGTGCTATGTATGCAAATCTTGGATTCTTGAGTTTGGACAGTAATGCTGACCTAATTAGATGATTAATCATACATACTGTCTTTCCAAACCTTCTGTGGCAAACTAGCACATTCCATCTATGTTTATCTATTTGTCTATGTAAGTATGCTTGATGCTTTCTAGGGGTGTATGGTATCTTGATGTCCATATTATTTCTTCAAAACAAAACAAGCAATATGTCTACCTGTTCCTTTGCCTTTTGATTTATCTTCTGTTGCTAACCATTTAACATCTCCAAGGTTTCTTATTTCTGCTCCAGCTTTAATCATCATTAATACCCATTTATCTATAGGATAAACAAATACAACATCTTTACCTTTTTCATGTTCAGCTATAGATTTTCTTACCCATGCTGTAGGACCTTTCTTTTTTCCTTCATGTATTATTGATCCAAATGGTGGATTAACATAATTAGATTTACCCCATTCATTAGTCAATCCATCAAAATCTTCTGGTTTAGGATATGGACAAGGATCAAAGTCAAACTTAAATTCATCATTAAGTTCTTTCATTAAATCATCTGGAGTAAGCCAATAATGTTTACCATCATCTCCATTACCTTTGTGAAACTTATTATCTTTAGGTTTTAGTTTTGAAGCCATATCTAGTGAATTGATTTACTGTGATTATCTCCATCAAAAGGTATGTATTCAAATCCTAGCTTCATCATGATGTAAGATGTAAATAGTTCTGCAGACTCATTGTTAGGCATGCCAAAGAATTTAATTACAACATTGTTAGTTTTCTCTTCAATAAAGCAAACACAATCTAGATCTTCTGATGAAAAATAGTTCATATACCACATATAGTTTATTTTGAGGTTATTGAAAGTAAAAGGTGTAGGTGTGTATAAAGGTGTCCTGGAGTTCGGTGTATATATATATAATAAACAGCGACCACAATTTGGGGGGTATGGGGGTCAACATTTTAAAAAAAAGCAATCTAGCTGTAAAATATTACTAATGATAAGTAAACAGTTATCAATAGTAATAACTTTTAATCTTTATATTTTAAAATATAGGTCAACATTGTTGCCGTTTGTTATATCGCATAAAAAAATTTGATGGCTTGATATATTAGGATAGCAACTTATTAACACTCTATCTTTTAACACTCTATCTTTATTAACCCTAACATTTAAAACAATCTTAACCCTTAACAATAAACCTTAGAACTATTCTAAACTATAACTGCGTCAATATGTCAACTTACATTAATCAATTAATATATTAAATTGAATTAAACAAACGAACAAAAGGAAATAAAAATGAGTGCTTATCAAGTTAATTATGAAACAATAGGAAGAGTATTAAAAGCAATTTCAAAAGCTGGTTCTTATGGTTCAAGATATAAACAAATAGACAAGTTAAAAGAACAATACAAAAAAAACGCTGGAATTGTATTTGATCAATTATTAGAGTTAAATAGATTATCTTTAAAAGGTAGATATGAAGATTATGAAAGTATGTTTTTTGAAGTTGACAGATCAAAAGCCGTTTGGCTCTCAAGACAGCTAGGTCATAATGATTATCAATTATTAAAATCATTAAATTGTTTTTTATATCAATCTTGCGAGGGTAACGCTAACAAGACAGATTTATATAAAACTATTGACAGTATCGCTAACAACTATTCAAGCGATCTAGTGACTAAGTCAACAGAATATCAAAACGCAACATGGGGTTAATTATGTTTAGTAAATTATTTAAAAAAATAGACGGCTTAATGCAAAATTTAACATTAATAACAATATATCTTATATTTCTTTACTTTATGGCTCAAGTGTTGAGATATATGTTAATTATCTAATATGCGACAATATTACCAATTATAAAAACTTAATGATATTATAATTATAAATAAAAACAAAAAGGAAAATATGACACTACAAAAAACAAAGCCTACTTATCATGACTTAACAAAGTTAATGTTTACAAATGGCAATCCTAAAACAGATAAAAACTTAAAGATTGAAAGTTTAAAAAAATATTGGATCAAGCGTTTAAATCTTGCACCGGCTTCAATATCCGGTTTTAATACTTGTGCAAGTGCTTCTGAGGGTTGCCGTAACGCTTGTTTACATGAAGCCGGAAATCCGGTTTTTATGCCACAAAAAACACTTGGAAGAGTTAATAGAACTTTACTATTATTTAAAGATCAAGCTAAATTTAAATATATGGCAAGTAAAGAAATAAGAAATCATGAAATAAATTGCAATAAACACGGATTAAAAGCCGTCATTAGATTAAATACAACATCAGATATTATGTTTGAGAAGTCTAAATTTAATTTTATGCAAGATTTTCCAAACGTACAATTTTATGATTATACAAAACATTTTAACAGAATGATTAAATATTTAAGAGGTCAATTACCGGCTAATTATCATTTAACATTTAGTAGAAATGAGGTTAACGACTTTCAAGCTACTCAAGTTTTAAAAGCCGGTGGCAATGTTGCAGTAGTTTTTAGAAAAGAACTACCGGCAACGTATAAAGGATTTAAGGTTATAGACGGAGATTTACATGATCTAAGATTTTTAGATCAAAAAAATGTAGTTGTAGGTCTTAAAGAGAAATTAACTTTAAATAGTAAAGGTAAACTAGACCGGGATAATTCCGGGTTTGTAGTTGATCTTAAATAAACAATAGGAAGGATAAGAAAAAATGACAATACAGTTATACTATAAAACAAAAAAAGAGCTTAAAAACAATATTGGGTCCCAATTAGATTATTCGGAAACTAATATTTTTAAGAATGAGTACACAGAAAATGGCGTTGTGATTGGTTGCGATGTTAACAGAAAATGGTTTGCAAAAATCACAATTAAAAATAACTTAATTGAGAGGGTCCAATAATGGCAACACTTAAACAACTAGTAAAAATACAAAGTGCGATTGACAATAGAGCAATTGCAAAAGACACAACAGCAACCTTAGAAAATAATTATTATTATTCAAAATCTAAGGGTATCAATATCAAGTTTGGCGATATGCATATCGATCATTTTTTGAGATCTTTAAAGTTAGATAAGGTTGAAAAAAGTTTAAACGATATACAAACTGTTGAAATAATAAACAAACAAAAACAAACACTTAAAAAAATAAAGAGGTTATTAAATGAGCAATAAAGATTGGAAAGATAAAAGAATACAAGAAATAAACGAAATAAGTAAAAAAAATAATTGGGATTGTAGCGACAACAATAAATATTTTGAAGAGGTCCAATTAATATATAAATCAGACGCTAAGAGTTTGGACCAATTTAAAAAAGAAAGTGTGACATCATGACAAGTTTAAATTTTTATTGCTATGTAATACTTTTATTTGTGATGATAGTATTTTTAATAACATAAAACAAAGGGGAAATAATGAACGATCAAAACGTAATACAAGCCATAAGAAATGCTCAAAATGTACAACCAAAAAAACAAAAAGATCAGTTTGCTTGTGTACATTTTTTTCATCAAATACCAAACTCAAAAGAGGGTTGGAACTTTATTAATTCAGTAAGAAAATTTATTAATAAAGATAGATACAAAGTTAGAGTATTGGGTCGTGGGTCTAGAAAAAAACACGGAACGCAATCCTTTATTCCATTAAAACACGCAACAAACTATTCAATTTATATTGATCATAAAATTATGGATAGAAATCATCCAGATTTTTTATCAAGAAAATTTTATAAAATTAGACAGCAAGTCTATGAATTAAATAGCGTAATGAATCAACAACAGGATAATTAAAAATGAAAGTATTAATAGCTTGTGAGTATTCCGGGATTGTTAGAGAAGCATTTAAAAAAATGGGTCATGACGCATGGAGTTGTGATATTTTGCCAACTGAAATTCCCGGAAATCATTATCAAGGGGATGTTTTAAATTATTTAAATCTAGAAAAATATAAATGGGATTTAATAATTGCTCATCCACCTTGCACCTATTTATCAAATGCCGGTGCTAGATTTTTATATCCAAAAGGTAAATTAAATATGAAAAGATATGATAAAGGGATAATGGCTAAGAGATTGTTTATGTGTTTATATAACATGAATTGCAAAGTTGCTGTTGAAAATCCGGTCCCATCAAAAGTTTTTGAATTACCAAAATATAATCAAGTAATTCAACCTTATGAATACGGACATCCTTATCAAAAAAGAACTTGTTTATGGTTAAAAGATTTACCAAAATTAAAACCAACAAACATAGTAAAAGATAGACAAAGCACAAAAATACCGGGTAATTGGTTTAACAAAGGGGGTAATAATAGACAAAAAGAAAGAGCAAGAACTTTTTTAGGAATTGCACAAGCAATGGCTCAACAATGGGGGGTGTGACGTTTTGCAGCAATTTCAAAAAATAAATTTTAATATAAAACAAACAAAGAAAGCGAGGAATAAATGGCTATAGATTTTGACGCATTAGATTTTGTAAGAACTCAAAACAAAGCTAAAGTACATGAAAGAAAAATGAGTGAAAGACAAAAAAAACATGAGTTGTTTATAGACGGCAGAAAAAAGTTAGACAGTTTGGCTAACGCTTATAACAAAGCAACTGATCAAGGTATCAAGGAAGTATATAAAAAAAAGTGGTTTGAATTGGTAAAAATATATGCAAATAAACTTTAAAGAATTTTTTGATGATGAGTTTTATATATCTGGTCGAGTGATGAGATTAATAGAACAAACTCAAGAAAATATAAACAATAACAATAAACAAAAAGAGGTAGAAAAAAATGTTAAGCAAATACGAAGGTTGGCTACAAACAGCTAAGTCAAATGAATCAATAACGTATCATGAGGGTTATCTTGCAAGAGATAGATTTCAAAGTAATACTACAAGGGATGTTGCAAATCTTTTTATGAGAGGTGCAGAAAATAATTTAGTAGTATTATTTCAAAAAAGATTGAAACATGGGTCCACAAATCATGATCCGGTATTTCAATATGTGGCAAAAAAAATATAACAATAAACAGAAAGGGAAAACAAATGATAAGTTACGATGATGTAAAAATATACTCAGTAATTAAAAGAGAAAGTTACTATGACAATAAAAAGAAAAAACATATAAAATATGCTAAACCAAAAATAACAAAAAAACTTTTATTTGAAGATAGTTGTTATGATCTTGGAGAATTGTATATGCAGATTAAAAACTGTCATGAAAGAGATCCTTATGGTCATATAGAGGTAACTTTTAATAGTACCTTAGAATATTAATCTTTATCTGGTGTAGCTGTTGGAATATCTTCAGCAGTTACATCAATCAAATCTTCTTGATTATCTTCCCAAGAAATTTTTATACTTTGATCTGTCTTAACTTGTTGAACTTTATTATCAGAATAAAGATCAGTTAATTTATTAGCAAGAAAAGTTATAAATTTAGTTTTCTCTCTTATCCACAAGATAGCATTTGGATCTTCTATTTCTTGATACTTAAAGACTTGCAGCAACTTATCAATTAAAGTTTGTACTCCATATTTTCTAGCTTCAGTTATTTTTATTTCTAATTCTGGATTTTTTTTTAAGTACGCATAAAATTTCATCAATGAGAAAGGATACTGGTTTTGATCCTCCAGAATTTCTGTAAGGGTTAATCCTTTGGCTAGTTTTTCTTCTATTATACTCACTTGGTCTGTTGTTATCAATTCCTGGTTTGATTTTTTGGTAGTAATATTCTTTGAGTTTTTCGTTATCATAATTTTTAAATTGTATTAGTTTGGATAGCTGTTTAATCCTAGTTTCATCTGTATAGTTTTCTTTTTTAAATCCCTTAACATTTTGATAGCCATGATATTTACACTTGTAAACATTATTTGCAAGTAAATAGCCTTTCATTTTACAAGGTATCTTTAATCCTTTTCTTAATCCTGCTCGAGTAAAACCTTGACAAAACACTTTACGCATGGGTCTACCTGGCACTACTTTGGTTCTCCTTTCCAATTTAAATTATTTCTTTTATTGTATTCAACTTTTTCTCGGTATCTTGGGTTTGCTTGTTTCTTTATTTTGGACAATGCCGACAATATTTTATCAGCATTTACATATGTGGCACTCTTCTCTCTCTCATTATCTTGTTTACGTTCAATAGCTAGTTTGCATAAATAGATATTAGTTTTATCTTCTTTTAAATCTTCAATAGGGAGCTTAGACAATTCATCTAATATCTTCTCCCTATCCCCTGCAAAACTCTTAACTATTTTACCTATAGTATTAATGGATATTGTTTCTTCTAATGTAGTCGTATTACGGCTATCTCGTGTCGGTGACACGGCTATCTGGGTTGGCTCGTAAAGTTTTTCAGCTCTCAAAAATACCTCATTTACAACATAAGTTTTACCGGACCTACCCCGGATAGATTTAACAATATTCAATTTATTTAAAGTTTCCAAACACTCTTTGATTGTTGTCCGGCAAAGTCCTGTATCTTTATGAATTGTTTCGTGCCTTAGTCCTGCCTTATATCCATTTTTCTTCCAAGCATATTTCATAACAGATAAAAAAACATTAAGACAATAAGACTTCTTAACCCCGTCAATAATATCTAAATGGTGGTATAGTTTATAGGTAATATGTAAAAATCCCCTAGATGTATTCATTTATTTTCCTTTCTTACAGTTTTTACTATGGTTTATATGTAGGTTTCGCAAAATGTCGACCCATTGATCCTCATTCATGTGCTGAAATTCGGTCTTAGAGGCTCGTATACGCTTGATTCTAAAAGTTAGGCTCCCATGTGTCGTTTGTTTATAGAATACTAAAAAGCAAGGTATGTTTAGGCGTTCAGCGATGATCTTTGAGAGGGTTGTAGCCTTATATTTTTGATCTTTGTCGTAGCACGTTTCGATTATAGCAAGTGGCTCGTAACAATAAGCACAACACTCAACAGAATCAATATCAATCATGGCAATTCCGTCATATTTTCTATGCCAATCGTTATAATCGCCATTACTAAATGCGTAAGTATATCTAGCCATTATTTTTTTTCTTTTAATAATTTTATTTCGTATTCTTTTATTTGTATCTCGTTTTCAAGCGAAAGAATTATATCAGATTGTTTTTTAATATATTTCTTGGCTCGTTTTAATTCTTCTTTACAATCTGTTTCATCAAAAATTCCAGAATAAGTCATAGTTTTATTTTTTTCATAGAAATAATAACACAACTTGGTATTATAACTGTGCTACCAATATCCTCAAAAGTATCTTTGTTTTTATCTTTAGTTCTAATATAATCTCTAAACAATCTAGTAACGCCATTTTTTTGATCAAGCAAATATCCTTTAGATACAGCAACAGGAAGTTGTTCTTTACTTAAAGATTCTAAACTACTCCATTCACAAGAATCCTCAATATCGTACCATTCAATCTCAACATAAGAATATTTAGATATATTTTTAATCATTTTCCTTCCGTTATATACCTTTTAGAACTATTGACAATAGCCAAAAATTGTACTAGTACCAATAAAAAAAATGGAAAAAAACAAAATAGAAAAAGCATTTTCGATATTTAATGGTGGTGAAGGATTGGATCATTGGTCCTATTCTAGCACCTCAACACCTTTTGCAAAAAATATTATTGGTTACTCATTCCCTCAAGAAGTTAGAAGGAAGTTTCCATTTAGATACAAAGCAAACTTTGGTAACCTTGTAAACAATGTGGTCCAGAAACAAATAGCAGATGTAATTTATAAAACTAAAACAATTAAAGAGACAGAGTGGGATCGAAACTTTAATGTTTGTTTTAAAGCTGAGCAAGATAACATTAATATTAATCCACCGGTTGACGCAAAAGATAAGTACGGCAGAGAAGCTATGATTAGATTTGCTATGGATTGTATTCCTATTACAAAAAAAGTTGTGCAGCAAATAATGGGTAAAGATAAATTAGTTTGCGAAAGATATGTAGAGCTAAAAGAATTTGACATGATCAAACATATTCTAGGTAGAATAGATTATGAAAGTAAAACAAAATTTATAGAATTAAAAACTAAGCCACCTAATTTAAGGAAGGTTAAAGGTAAAGAAGAGTGGAACATGATCACTCAAGATTTACCTACAGAGCCTACGATTGAAAACCTTACACAAACTTCGTTCTACTACATGGCAACAAAGAAGATACCATACTTGGTATATGTTAATGACAAAGACTATGTCATCTTTGATAAGAGCCATGAGTTAATGAAGGCAGATCACTTGCAACATCTTTATAATAAAATGATTGATAAAATTTTATTGTGGGAAAAGATGATTATGTTTTGTGAAGGCAACATCGAAAGATTAGCTTTGATGATGGAGCCACCAGATCTTAATCATTTCTTTTACTATAAAGATTTAGCAGATGAACAAAAACAACTAATCAATAAACTATGGGGTATCAAATATGAGTAGTGAAAATAACAACGTATATAGAATGGGAAATAAAAATATGACAAACATACATAAGAAGTTACACAATGCTTGTAATCATGCGAGTGGTGTAAAGAAAGCAAGTAAGGTTAAGGGTATGCCTTTTAATCCTTTACTTCATGATGATGTGCAAAGAGTTGCAATGGCAGCTCTATTAGAAAATGGTTTATATCCAACCTGCAATTACATAACAGATGTTACAGATAGATTTGTAATTGTAACTTGCACGATGAGAATAACTGACATCGATGATCCAGCAAGTTTTATTATAATTGAAGGATGTACTGCAATGGGTGGTTTAGATAAATATGGAACGGGTCAAGCCATGTCATACAGTAAAAAGTATGCGTTCTTAAATGCACTCAATCTAAAAACAGGAATGGATTTAGAGGATGGTTATAACGCAAAACCATTTGAGCAAAATTCTGTGGAGAAATCTACAGAACCTACCTATCTTGATGATGAGATAGATGTAGAAGAGATCATTAACAGGATCGAACAAACTAAAACTGAAAAACAATTAGCTTCGGTTAAAAGTCAAGTAAGATCAGTTGTTAATCATCTTAAAAGTAATAACTTCAAAGCATACGAACAAATCAGAGACAAAACTCGTGAGCATGAAGTCAAACTAACAAATAATCAATCATAAGATTGATATAACTAAGGAGTAAACATGGATAATCAATCCGAAAAAATATACATCAACCTAACAAAGAATAAAGATTGGAAGTCACCAACAGATAAACTTCCAGTTTATATTGGTCCCAAGAATATGAAACATCCAGATAAGAACTGGACCATTGGGGTCAATATTGGTGGCAAGTGGTATAACCAAGCTGCGTTTCCGTCAAAAGATCAAGACGGCAATGTCAAGGAAGGTGAATTGACAGTAATTTTAACACCGAGTGGAGCAGGAGCAAGTAAAAATGCCTTTGCAAAACCAAGTGAAGGTGCTAATAACGAATATACCTTTTAACTTAGGCTAAAGGGTATCCAGCAGGGTGGGGTTTTTTTTCCCTTTCTAATCGTTTTCCCCACCTTGCTAAAACAGGATTTAACATGACAGATAATATAAAAGAACCATCACACTACATAGCAAACAAGATTGAACCTATTGATTTTATAATTAAAAATGAATTTGATTTTTGTGAAGGCAATGTAATTAAGTATATTTCTAGATACAAAAGAAAAAATGGTATCGAAGATCTTAAAAAAGCTAGACAGTATATAGATTTTTTGATTAAAAAAGAAGTTGAAAAAACTAAATAAGTATGACAAAATTTAAAAGAATTATCAATGGAGAATGTCATTTTGAAATGATTGAACTCTTTGATGATGTAGAGAAGGCTAGTAACACTCAGAATAGAGGTGAGTTAATAGAATGTAATATCGACAACTTGAGATTCGATTTTACAAAAGTGAAAAAGGAGCATGATGGAACAAATCCGAATGCGTCTGCAAAAGCTAAAGGATCAACAAGAGAAGAAACACTCGAAGTATCTAGAAGCAAAACTGAAAGTAAATAAGTATCAACAAGATTCTTATAAATTACTTTGGCAAATAGAGCAGACAAAAGAACAGTTAATGACAAGTAAATAGTTATTAACGTAATGATTGAAAAAAAAGAAAGGAAACTGTAGGGGATCTATGACTATAAATGTAAGCACACACTATAATAAACACATAAAACACTTAGACCAAAACACATTTGTATACAAAGTTAAGAAAGC